TTAGATGCCGTTGTAGGCGGGGTTGGTGCGGGCGTGGTGGGAGGAGATATTGTTATAGTTGTTACACCTGCCGCAGCGGCAGCAGGAGCAGCAGGAGCAGCAGGAGCAGCAGGAGCAGCAGGAGCAGCAGGAGCAGCAGGAGCAGCAGGAGCAGCAGGAGCAGCAGGAGCAGCAGGAGCAGCAGGCAGGGAAGGTATAGTAGGTATAGCAGAACCTATCACCGCCGAAGTAATTCCAGAACCTATAGACCTCCCTATAGGATTAAACATGTCAGTAACTCCGGGTATCATTGTAATTAAGTCCATACTTCTGTCTAGCAGGATATATTAATTTTTCACTCCTTCTACTCCCTATCGGCCAAGAGTATCTCTGGAAATCCAGATTTGCGTGTCGTATTTACCTTGACGAACTTTGGATATTTATTGGAGAGTGCCTTCACCGCAGCCAACTGATGTTTTAGCCTGTTCTTGCGTGTCTGCATGCCTCCTGGTTCCTTGTAATAGGCTGTTTTCGGAGATACAAAGTTAAGCCGGACTACAGAACCATCCTTTATATAAAACTTAATAGATCGCTCATAGTCGTCTTTTTCACCTCGCTCCACCTGTATATCTTTACCAGGATTAATACAACCCCAGAAACTTCCTATAATAAATTTCAGCTCCGTAGACACAGTCGGTTTCATGAAATAGCCATTCGCGCTCGGATATACACCCCATAACGATGCTCCAGCCTTCTCGCATTCTTTAAATCCCCTCTCAATAATGCCTTTCAAGCTACGAAGGCGTTGTTCATGGCGTTTCGTCTTGGGCGTGTATTCAATGAAGCCACGAATATCGTCATCACAGCAGACGAGCTTTTCGCCCTTTGGGAAATTATTGAATATCCAATTGCGTACACTGGCCACTCCAGGAAGGCCCACGCGGATTTTCCCATATGTGCCTGGTTTGAGAGTATCCTTATAAAGAGCCTCTTCTTGGGTATCGGCCACCACAACCACAATACGTTCTGCAGGAATTTTATATTCATGTAGAACAGCAAGTGTCTTATCACGGCAGGTTTCTGCCCTCTTGTAGGAAGGAATAACAACTGTGTAGCCCATTCCTCTTCTGATTATAGCGAATACTTCAAATCGCCCATGCCTGACTCCACAATAAAGAAGTTTATATTTTCCACGTAGCAATTTATGCTATAGACATACGTAGTATTTGGGGGCAGAGGGTATACTTGTAAATCTATCTGAAATTTACGAATCACACTGCTATTGACGGAACCTGACGGCTGGCTCGTAGGGCTATGGAGTTCAAAGGAATATACTGGTATTCTGCGATTTGCGCCGCCATCCAATGCTCTCCACGACGTGAGGTTTGTGTAAAAGGAGGTTGGTTTGGATTCCTGGAGTTCATTGCCATTCGCCAGAATACGCAGGGCGCGTATGATATCTATCTGACCAGCGGGTACAACAAGTCCCGTGGCATTTTCCATCTCCACGAAAGCACTATTGCTCGGGACATTTGTCGGTATTTTCGGTCTTATAGGCCAGTTCCACCAATTTGTGAAATTGTACGCATTGTTGCGGTATATGAGGGAATCAGAGCGCCTGGGAAGCATTAAGATACGCGTGATAGGATTGTGAATATCGAGTAAAAGGAGTTGGTTGGATAGGATCTCTGGAAATGATAAGCGAGTTATCTGTCGTATCATGTATACAAGTGGTGTCGTGGCAAATATCTTTTGCTCGGACTCTGGCAGAAATACATATGTTGTGTGTAAAGTCGGATTGTATGACCATGTATTGAGCGGAGGCACTGTTTGACCTATATCTGTGAAGAAGTTGCGGATTTCATTCTCGCCATTTGCTACGGGAGTATATTCGGGGATATTTCTCTGTATACTGTCGGCTGAGGGAGTAACACGAAATCCGGGGGCCATACGATTGCCTGAGGCGTCCATGACGGTGTAAAGTTGTTGTGCCGGATTCATATTGATAGTCACATCAACTGTATAGTACTGAAGTCCTACAAGGGGGAGTGCAGAGCCTTCTTCCGTGAACCAGAAGGGCAGGGGGACATAGACCGTATACGCAGGAATGGAGGGGACATTCGTTTGTCCTCCTGGGGGAAGAGTATCATCTTGATAGACAGTTGGATATTCACCGCCCGTGACCGTAGGATTCCCGTAGAGACCATTCGCCGGGTCATATAGCTCTGGCACATCTCCCACGAGTTGTTGCCATTTCTCAAACTTGTCTTTCGGATAGTCAATCAGCGCCCTCGACATCAGATACTCGCCGGTGAATTCCTGGATCTTATTTGGACCACAGGTTATTTGTACGGATTGAATGGCTGCCGCGCCCACATACCGAACCCACTGGAAATGTGCCTGGGTTGCCGGGCCACTCGTGAAATCCGTGGGGCGGAATTTACTGTAGATCGCTGGAATCTCAAAGGAAAAGTACATGTCGCTCACGAGATCGCCCACGCGATCTACACGCGCTTTTATCTGGACTGTCTGGTCATACGGATAATCCGTAATACCGTCCATTCTCTTGGACACGGTTTCCTGCGAAAAGTGCGTATACTTCTTGAATGTCTTGTAAAAATAGGTCATATCGGGGTTGCCCGATAGGATCACATTTTGAGCGCCGTAGGCGACAAGAGCTACTAATCCACCGCCCGGCATTCTCTTCTGACTGTGTCACAAGAGATTTAGGCTCTCTGATTGGTCCACCAACTGTCAATGAGATAGGGAGGCGTATCCATATTTGTCTGATCAAACTTGGGACTCGGTCCAATGGCCATCATTGCCTGTATCTCAGAGTACGTGATGGCGTAGCCAAAATAATACATATTACTTATGTATCCCGAGAATTTGCCACTAATGGACATGTTTTCTCCTGGGGGTATACCCATTTTCTTTGACGTATTTGCTTCACTGGAATTGTCAAAAAGCTGGGCCGTGAGGATTTGGCCGGAGCCGGCCACACTGTTCGGGAATAGAACCAGGGGCTGGTAGTTCTGGTAGGGGAGTGTACCCTTGAAGCTCGCCTTCTTCGTAAGGTTGCCGTTCACATAGACTTCCAAGGCGTTCTTGCGCAGGACTAGAGCAAGATGGAACCACTTGCCAAAGGTGATCTGTTCAACGTCTACGTGATTGAACCACGACTCATAGCTGTTCATGACAATTCTCAGAGTGGGCGCCGCATTCGTCGCATTCGCCGCGCTTACGAATACACCGGGGCCTAGGAGAGGGAAGGGTGTAGTGTCATAGCCTTTGTAAAAGATGGTCTTGAATGTATTAGTGCCGTCGTCTGAGTCGGGGTGTATGTAGATGAACGTCGTATAAGAAAACTCTATTCCCGTCAGTTGATTCTCGGAGAGGAGGAGAGGCAAATACGCCGAGCTAGCTGACATATTGGGATCCTGTAAAAAGGTTTTCTGACCCGAGGAAGAATTAGAGGTCACTGTTAAAATGGGCACTTTCACTGCCGAATAACCCATCCATAGTGTATAAACCTGTTCACAGCATATGAATAAGATATAGATTACCGCTGTAACTATTAATACAAGGATAAGCTGGGGGAATACTTCTGTACTTGCAAAGTCCATTCTAACAATCTATAGCTATTTTACAGTGATTACGATGGACAAGAAGCATAGGGGTCCAGATCATTCAGATTTTCTCCGTTGAGTGTTAAGGTAAGGCTAAAATAACTAGATAACCACTTGGTTAAATTAAACGGTCCACCAGGCCCGGTCTGATATGTTCTCCAAACTTCTTCGGGACTCAGCGCATATTGGTAGTAATTTATAGCAGAAAAATAGCCCTTCAGCTTGTCGTCATTGTCCAAGCCTAAATAAGCCGTAGCGGTTCCATTTCCTCCTAGATATCCCGCCTTGTATACACATGACCGGGCAAGTTTTCCGTCAATGTATACATCCAGAGTGCGACCATTGGCTACAGTGGTTATGAGTACCCAGCGCTGATACTCAATACCATTCACAATGTCGCAGCGATCGTTGCCGGTATATACAGAGCCGGAGTTATAGGAACTAATTAGGGTGGAAAGAGGATATTTCATGGAGGGATTTGTGGCATCTGCCTGCTCCAGGGTGTTATCAATTAAGCTTTCGGGTGTTAGATTCATTGTGCTCTGGCGCACCACTAGAGCAGCATTCTTAGGGTTGAGGCCAATGTAGAGAAGGGTATTCCCTCTCTTCGACTTTGTTGTATTGAACCGGTCACCGGAGTTGATCTCAAGTAGATTGCAGAGTTTACTCTGAGATCCCGTAGAACTCTTGGTGTCTATAACGTATACCCATAAGGATATAGAGTACTGACCTGAGTTCGTAAACCCCTTGAGATCCTGTGTGGCTACATATGTTTGCCTATTTTCCGTCTTCTTCAAATATACATTCTGGTTGTCTTTCATAACTGTACCCATAGGCATATTATATCCACCAATTTGTGTTATAGAGGTGTCCTTCTGTGTTTTGTAGAGCCAGTTATACAGAGAGTATAATAAGTACAGCACAATAATCACTATACAAAACCCTATTACATTGGAAGCATACCCTCCACCTCGCATTCTGTAATGCGTTTAGGAATAATTTGTTTGATAAACCATAAATTGATTGGGGGGTTTCACATCAGGAAGTCCTGTACAATTTCCTAAAAAGCATTTCGGAAGAACAAATGCTGACCAGGGAAAGGGGTCATTTATATAGGGTATACCGCGGGTATCCAAGATCGTTTCGGCATCGGCTATAACATCAGGAGCATAATATACGCCATTTATACCTTTAAACATGCCAATTAACCCGCCCCACTTATTATTTCCTGTCGTAATATTTTGGCTTCCAGCGTCGGGATTCAAAGGGGGATATGTAGTCATTTTGCTTATTTGGAGTTTCGCTCCATAGTATACGTCAAAGCGTCGCCCTTCTTTAACAATAGTGATCATCGTCCATTTTTGTAGGGGTATCATCGGAAGAGGGATTGCCTCCATAAAGTGTTGGCCCGAATCCAACCCAGTACGAATTTTTAGAAGTGCTGGTACATACGGCTTGTCGTTCTGATTTGTATAGCCTGAAGCCCAGAGCTGTACATATTCCCCTATAGATAGTAATTTGGACATGTATCCTGAACCTGTCTTATCTAGAGAACATCTGCCACAATCGATCCCTAGACATTTACAGGGTCTGTAAGAATAATCTGCACAGTCGGGGGCAAATCTTTCGGTATCGGCGGCATTATTGTTTATACAGTCGATGGACATAATTGTCTTTGGAGAACTATTCACATAGATTGCAAAACGTAATGTACAAGGAGCAGTTGTCCATGTAAAATCTGTCGGGGTTAGTACAGTTGTTCCAGCCATAGAAAGGTCATATGTTTGTTTTGGGCCTTGGTACTGTGTTTTCACAAATCGTCCGTAACGCAGAGCAAGATATAGAATTAATAATAGTGCTCCTACAAATAGAAAAACTTCTAGGAACATTCTAATGGTGTGTGTGACTAATTTAGACCGCCGAAGATTTCAAACCGGGACTTCTGGAAAAGCCGGTTTAAAAATTTCAAAAAGTGTCCGTTTCAAATGTTCATTAGTTTAAAAAGCTAGTTACAGATTTTGCCACGGCCTTAGACGCTGCTACTATCACTTGCGCAAGGTGTTCCCGCATCGGGACTCAGACCAAAATCCTTAGCAAGTGCTAGCGCAGGGCGTGCAGAAATAACTTCTTTGTATGTGATTGGCCTTGACCATAGATGGAAGTTCTGTACGTATATACTATGCCTAGGGTTATTTGACCACTCAGGAGAAGAATAAAAGAGTTGCATGCCCGAATTACCGTTAGAAGGAGTGGTAATTAATTCGGGCACAAGGCGTTGGAATACTTGTTTAGAATTTAAATATATAGTAAACATCTTATCCTCTACGACGAGAGTAATACGGAATGGAGTATATAATGGAATATTTTTGATAGGAGCCGTGTTATATTGATTTAAACCGGAGAAAAATGTTATAATTAAGTCATTTGTGTCTGTTAAGTACATTATCATAGATGAGCGTTTTTTCATATAATTGATAAAAGAATCTCCAGTAAATGTGGCGTCTATTTTAGGAGGCCCTGATATATCTTCGCCTGATACAGGTGCACTTGCCTTATATAAAATTAGACGGGTATATGCATTTGTTGTTGACAACTCTCTTACATATAAGTCTATACCGAAAGAAAACATCTTTACGTAGGAGATTCCATAGAGTTTGTCATCTTTCTTAGGAACAGGGTCCGAGAATGGGGGTTGTTGTTTATTTTTCCAGTAAACAAGATCGTTTGTTACACCCGGCACAGGTATAACTCCAGGAGAACCGGGATGGAAACTGAATATCGGTGTAATTGTATAGTGAACAATGACAAGGAGTAGGAATACCAACAATGTATAAAGAGTAAAATAATATGCCACACGTATCCAATAAGCACTTGTAGCATTCAAGGGGATATTGGAAGATCGAGTTAATCCAAAAGAAGGAAACCAGGAACTTCCTGTGCTCCTTTGTATTAGCGGTCTTGTAGAAAAAGGAAGCCAGGAACTTCCTGTGCTCCTTTGTATTAGCGGTCTTGTAGAAAATAAGCTCTGTAATACACCTATAACAGGTTTATCAGGAACACTGGAAATAAGGGGCTGTCTTCCTTGTAGTAAGGTATTACCTTTGACACCGGGAACTGCTGCTTTAAGAGCCCGCGCTGTAAGATTCGTTGGCAACCTTGTGAATGCATCTGTTGTTGCCTTACCAATTGCTGCACCTAGACTTGCCGGATTCGCAATGATTTCTCCAATGGTACTGGGTCTTTCATTTGTCGTACTCATGGTATAACCCCTCTACCGTTAAATTCCAAAATTAAGAAAGCGATATGTATATTTCAGAAATATCTTCTAAATGTTTGTTGGTGTAGATTTCCGTGTCTGTCTTTTGGAAATATCCTTCTTTGTCTTTAGAGTCATCGCGCGTGGATTAAAACCGATTTTCTTGAAGTACTTATTGGTATCCTTGGTATTACATTCGCGCAACTTTTCGCGCAAATAGCATACGAAGCTGACCCGCGTATAAGGCTTTTCAGCCCCGAGTGTACCCGTCTCAATATCGTCTTTGTGAATCCTAGGGAGATTCTTATTGAAGGCATTGTCCTCTGGTAACTCATACATCTCCGTGTTTGTATGCCACTCATGTACATCCATTGCCAAGAAATCGCCCGTGCGAACATTGAACCCTACACCATACTGTGGGAACAGAGTATACCCACCCTGGTATTTTCCACGTTCTATGACGGATAGGTTTCCATACCCCTCCTTAAAATCCCCCGCGTCCTTGTGAAGAGCCGTCCGAAAATTGCGATTGACGGTGACGGATGAAAACGAGGTTCCTGCTATGTGTAAAAGGGGTTTCTGCTCTGCAGCAGCGCGCTGGAGCTTATATCTATCGGGTACAAGCTCTCGGAAGCAGTCGTCAATGGCTTGGATGAAGGGGAGTCCGTGTTTATAGTATTTCCAGAACCTGGCAGTATATGAGGTAAGACGACACGGGAGTTTCATAAATGGTGTGGCGTCAAAATACCCCAGTACAGAGCTAAATACGTTATTATTTACACGCATATTGCTTGTTGTTTTCCCGTCAAGTTTATACTTTGCCGACCATCCATTTATATCCGTCGGGTTTTTGCCCTTCCAGTACTTTCCTTTTACATCAATCGGACCGGCGGCAGCCCCACGGTTCCTTGACGGCGCGGCCGTAATCCAGAATCCTTCCCAGCCGATTTTAATAGTGGCGGGATCTATGACCTGTTTGCGGAGTTTGGCGAGGAGAACTTCTTTGCCGTCCTTTTCCGTGTAAATATCTACATTTGTGTCAAAGATGGTGTAGACAGACTTATCTTTGCCTTTAATAACCAACTGAATGTTTCCCTGGCTATTACGGCGCACCTTACCCTTTTCCGCGTCATTGAAATGCGTGCCTTCTAGGGCCACCATTTCTTCGGCGGTCAACACAGCTTTCACCACAACTTTTTTTACATCTTTTTGTAAGGGCTTTTTCTCCTTAGGTTGAAAGCCCTTGTAAATATCGGGCGGGAACTTGGACAGTTCCATCTGCTTAGTCTTTCTAAGATTTATCCATCAGCCAGAAAGTTCCGCCCACAGCCAGTGTAATTCCTATGCCGATTCCTAGGCCGCGCAAGAATGCCGCATAATCGGCCTCCAGGAAGTCGTTCGGTGTATATACAGGCGACCTACCTCTTTCTCCCAGACGAGAATAATACTGGATTGCCTGCGTTTCCGTGAATTCCGGTTTTTTCAGGATTTTGTTCACTTCATTGTGAAGTAGGATAGTCCAGCGGAATAGATCGGTGCGATTGTCTAGGTGGGGTGTAATAGGGTATTTTTCAATATGTGTGTTGTAGTGTTCTTTACAAATAGGGCAAGGAATCAATAATCGCATGCTTTCAAAAAAATCCTTTGCAGACTTTTTATGGGCGTGAGAAGGTTTGATTGGATATCCCAGTGCTACGATGTGTATCGTGTGCCAAAAGAATGGCCCCCATGTTTCAGGAGGGATATGCATTCTAGATTAGTATCGGGAGATTAATGGTCTAAAAAACGCTCGTCATATCTTTGAAGGAAGAATGGACAGACAGCGGAATAGTATCATCTGTACGAACTGTGGAGGTCAGGGTCACGCATTTCGCCAGTGTATTGCTCCTGTAACAAGTTATGGGGTTATTATGGTTCGTCCTACAAGCGGGGACTTTGATGTGGCTGCCGCCCTTGCGAATAACCCGGGTTTTGTCACGGGCATGGAGAACCAGCCGATGGAGTTTCTTCTCATCCAACGGCGCGATAGCCTCGGATTTATTGAACTTATGCGTGGTCGTTATAAGGTGACCGACATTGACTATATTCGTCTACATATTGGCGGAATTACGGAGGAGGAGCGTATCAAATACAGCACAGGCCCGTTTGAGAAGCTGTGGGCTGGCATGTGGGGTCTGAATCATTCGCACCTGTACAAGAACGAGTACGAGATCGCAAAGGCAAAGTGGGAGCAGATTCACGAGGGCTTAACGGACTTGAAAGGGAAACGCTGGACTGTGGCCGATATTATTGCTTCTGCGGCGCCTGCTCCTCCCACGCCCGAGTGGGGTTTTCCGAAGGGCCGACGTGATGCACAAGAAAGCGATTATGTGTGTGCGATGCGCGAGATGTATGAGGAGACGGGTGTTCGGGAGTCCGACGTGATACCTATCAAGAACCTGGAGCCTCTCGTGGAATCGTTTTTCGGGAGCAATCATGTACATTATTGCCACAAATACTATATCGTCTGGGTACCTTGTAATGTGAATGTTGAGTTCAATAAGGAGAATGACCATATGCGCCGTGAAATAGGGGATCTTCAGTGGTTTTCCTTGGCAGACGCAATGAAACATTTGCGCGAAGACAATATTGAGAAGCGCGAGGTGCTCCTCAAGGCAGCATCCATCTTTCGTAATCTGTGCGCTTTCCCCGTGGCTGCTCCGTTAAAACGTCAAATATAATTCGGCTTTACATATAGATGGCAATTACGCCGCACCAATTGAAATTGCTGGCTGATTGGAGGTCGGTTGGCACGGATAAAAGTCGCGATGACTGGGATTTCTCGGAGCGCGACAGACTCTTGGAGCAGTTGATCCAGGAAAAGATCTTTCCTGGTGAAGACCAGGCAGAATATGAGCGCACGGGTGGACTATATCCTGACCTGGAAGATCCTGAATTTATTATGAAACTCATGCGAAAACAGGAGTTCCAAGAATCCAAGCAGAAATCCATCAAAGAATCAATGGATGATGGAATTGATAAATGTAGGACGGCCGAGGATTTTGAGATTACGCCCGTACAGCGTTTCGTTAGCCGATTCCTATCTCCGAGGACGCCATATAAGTCGGCCCTTCTGTTCCACGGCGTTGGTGTAGGTAAGACATGCGCAGCGGTTACCGTGGCCGAGAGCTATTTACACGAGTACCCCACAAGGAAAGTGTATGTAGTGGCTCCTCCTAATATCCAAGAAGGTTTCCGAAGAACGATTTTTGACATGAAGGCGCTCAAGGTTGTAAAAGGAGAGACAAATAAACATTCAGGATGTACAGGCGAAACATATTTGGAAATTACGGGTACCTCTACGGAATACAATAAGGCGACCATAGAATCTAGGATAGGCAAGGCCGTGCGCAGTCGCTACGAATTCTTCGGATATACTTCATTTTATAATCATATTCTCGGACTTATGAGCGGAGTTCCGACGAAGGGTAGGACAAGAGAGCAGGTCGTGGATGCCCAGAATGCGGTCCTACGCGAAGAATTCAGTAATCGTGTTATTATAGTCGACGAGGCGCACAATTTGCGCGACAATCCACTAGAAGGCGAAGAGGAATCTACCGATGACGCGAATCCAAGTGATTCCGCCGATGCGAAGGCGGGCAAGAAGCTAACTCCCTTCTTCAAGCGCGTCTTGGAAGTATCTGACGGCATTTCTCTTCTGCTGATGACGGCCACGCCGATGTATAACAGCTTCATAGAGATCATCTTCCTCTTGAATCTTTTGCTCATAAACGACAAATACCCTGGCAATCTTCGTGTAGATGACGTGTTCAATGTAAAAGAGAAGAAGTTCGTGGAGGGTGGTGAGAAGGTCCTTGGCCGTATTGCCGGCCACTATATCTCATTCATGCGTGGCGAGAATCCGCTCACATTCCCCCTGCGTCTCGTACCCCAGTCGCCCCTACTGATTACGGAGTGGCCCTTCAAAAATCCGAAGGGTGTCGATATTCACGGGGATGAAAGGCGGCGGAGTATCAAGTTACCGTGCTTGGCCTCTTATTACGATGAGGGGGCCGAGCTCCTGTACAAGGAGAAATCCCTGGAAATTGTGAGCTCGGCTGAAGGCATGGGCATTACGAACATGGATATCCTAGTTCAAGCGGGAAATTGGATTTTCCCTGGCTCGGAAGGCGACGATTTCATGGACCGTATTCGCCAAGTCGGGTTTGATCGCACGTTTGTAAAAGAGAAGCGTGGTGGACTCGTATATTTCCGCAATGAGGACGAGGCCAGGGGAGCCAGCTGGCTCTTATATGAAAATTTATCAGCGTACAGCGCCAAGTGTCGGGTCTTACTGGAACGCCTCAATAATAGTCGTGGTGTCTGTTTCGTCTACAGTCGCTTTGTGCCTTCGGGGGCGCTCAGTATAGCCCTCGCCTTGGAGGCGAATGGCTACACGTGTTGGAATCGCGATATAGGATTCTTGGCTGAGGGCAATCAGCATCCCCAGGGCAGACAGTGTGCGCTCTGTCCTCGGCACGAGCAGGCGCACGGCCAAGTGCCCGAAGAGGCTGGTACGGCCGCGCACACCTTCAAGCCGGCAAAATACGTCTTGCTGACTGGCTCGGAAGAGCTGTCTCCCACGAACGCCAAATCCATTGACGCGGCGCGGGCACCCACCAACAAATACGGCCAGGATGTTAAAGTCATACTAGGTTCGCAGGTGGCGGGTGAAGGTCTTGACTTGAAATATGTAAGAGAGGTCTTCGTGTATGACAGCTGGTACCACTTGAATAAGCTGGAGCAGGTGGTTGGCCGCGGTATTCGCAATTGTTCACACGCAAGTCTTGAGCCTGCGAAGAGGAACTGTACGGTGACATTACTCGTGAATGCGTATAATACTGACCCGGCCACGGAATCCATAGACATGTATTCTTACCGCATGGCCTTGCGCAAGGCGCTTATAGTAGGGCAGGTTACGCGTGTGATAAAGGAGTACGCGATAGACTGCTCCTTGAACAAGGACGCCATCGTGGTGAGTAACCTTGACCCGATACCTGTACTATACGACAGTCAAGGAGCGGAGAGACGTGATGTCCCCATCAACGATGTCCCTTTTACACCTTTGTGCGACTGGGTAGAGACGTGTGACTATGACTGTAAATATGTGCGCGGTCGTGGTGGCCTGAGTGTGGCCATCAATACGGACATACCAATTGAAATGCAGGATAGCTCTACGTATGACGAATATACGGCGAGATTTCGGTTGAATGAACTTAAGAATTATCTCATTGACAGAATAACGAAGGGCACTCCTTTTGTCACCTTTGAGAAGATCAGTAATGATTTTGCCATTATACCTGCTCCTCTTTTACGTTCTTTATTGACAGATATTATTCAACAGCGTATTCGCGTTGTCACGAAATTCGGCTCGGGTTCAATTATCTTGCGCAATGGCTATTATATTTTTCAGCCGAATTCTCTGAAAGATACGAGCATTCCTATTGCGCTGCGTACCATGGTTGTGCCCGTTCCTAGGGATCGGTTTGAGCCGAAGGCTGAGGATATAGTAGAAAATTTGAGTGGAGATGGTGCGGGTGATGGTCCTGAGTCTGAGGCCTTGTGGCCTAGCGTGCTTGCGTGGACCGCCAAGATTCGTAATGGAGAAGAAGGCGCTGGAGCAGTACCTGAGGCAATTCTGCTGGCCGTGAATGCCTTGAAACAGAGTTTGGGAAAAACAAAGGCGCAGGGAGAGAGGCTGGAGATGTTGAGTTGGCTCTATAACAATGTAAAAGGGGATGCTGTGGTTCGGGGTATCTACGCAGATATCATTCTAGACTTTTTCTGGGATGAATTCGTGCCCACGAAGGTGAAGATATCTCTATTTAAGGTGGCTCATGGCGATGAGGTTCTACGGGCGGTTGCGAATGAATCCTATTGGATTATGGAGGATGTAACTTATATACGTGTACTTGATTCTGTCACGAATGATATTATATATTTTTATGTTGATGCAACGACTGCTTCTCCAGCCTCTGTTGTACCATGTGCGCGTGCGATTGTAGAGGTTCTTGAGAGAGATACTGTGCGCGATCCTTTACTCAAGAAGAAGATCAATGTCGTCACGACAGGGTATGAATATGGATTTATTATCTTTCATCCGAAGAAAAAACAGCTTGTGTATAAGAAAAATACACCTCCTACACCTGGTGCGAAGATTACAAGAGGTTCTGAGTGCTCTATCAACAGTAATACGAGTTATGAAATAAAAAGATTAAGAACATTCGCCAGAAAATTACAGGAAGCAGGGAAGCATACGCTAGGGATGGATATCATTCATGAAGATGATGTTAAAAAAAATTCTGTGCGAGTGTGTACTGCGAGTGATATTGTCATGAGATATTTAGATAAGATACAATTCAACACGAAGCGCTGGTTTTACAGGCCTCTGGAGTCAAAACTACATGGGCATCCCTTGAGATAATTGGGCCTGGGCCCTAAGGCCTAGGGCCTATGCCCTAGGTCTAAGTCCTAGGGCCTATGCCCTAGGTCTAATGCCTAGGGCCTATGCCCTAGGTCTAATGCCTAGGGTCTAAAAATGAAACACGGCACCTAAGTTAGATAAGGTCCCCCAAGATGGAACAGATCGCCGTATTTCAGGACAAGGTCGTCATCTCCCCCATAGACCTTCACTCGGAAGTGGGTTCGTTTGATGAAATTCTCTTACACAAGTTGAAGAAGCAATTGGAGGGAAAGTGTAGTAAACATGGTTTTGTGATTCCGGGTAGTCTAGAGATGCTGAGTCGTTCTATGGGAATTTGTGAGAAGGGTCGTGCCACTGCGGATTTCATTTACTTTGTCAAGGCGCAGGGCAAGGTCTATAATCCCCCCGATGGCACGGAGGTTGTTGGGGAAGTGAGTCTCAAGAATAAGATGGGGTGCTATGTGGTTGTTGACAATGCCGTGCGTATCATGGTTCCGCGCGACCTTCACATCGGGAATGATGTATTTGACGGTATTTCTGTGGGTGACAGAATTCGTGTACAGATCAAGAAGTCGCAAGTGCGAGTAAATGCCACACACATTCTTAGTATTGGTGAGTTGGTGAGCGTAGAGGCTCCTGTGGGTGCGCCAGAAGCAGAGCAGGGGGAGCTCGTAGAAGACGAGGAGGCCTCTGAGGAGGCCTCTGAGGAGGCCTCTGAGGACGAGTTGCCCGCGTTGAAGGAACCAGCAGAATAATATTTCCCGGAGACGCGTAAGAATATTCTTCACATAAGGTTCGCAAACATAAGAATGAGCGACACAGAGTTTGAGAAAAGAAAACAAATTATGGAAGATATTCGCACCTTTAATCGCGCCGAGCAAGAGGAGCTGTATCGTATTCTTCGAAGATGCTCCGAAGAGCTGAGCGAAAATCGCAATGGAATTTTTTTTGACCTGATGAGCCTCAAGCAAGCGACGGTGGACAATATTAAAGAATGGATAAGCTTCTGTAAGAATAATCGTACCAGCTTTGAGAGCCGTGAAAAGGAATTGAATAATCTTATGAACACGGAAGATTCTTAGGCCTAAGGTGGTTTCATGTATATTAAACACGTAAGGACGATGCTAGATTTTCGTCGCATTATCAACAAAAACCCCTCTCGCGATAGTTGTGTTACAACTTTCGCGAAAGAGATTGGCGAGACCTGTCGCATGGAGTCAAAGGATATGCTGTGGGGCTCTCGTATTTGCCATATAGTACCGGCGCGTCTGACGACGGCGTGGCTCATGTCTGAGGATCCTCTGATGCTCATTGCTGGCGATGGCTACAGGGCCACCGAGGTACGCGACAAGGCGTTTGCTCTTCAGGAAGAGGCATTGGCAAACCTTCGTGGGAATCGTAAGCTCACCAAGGCGAAGATGGGCGACGCGCTCGCTTCCGTGAAGCCGAGTGCCGATCAGTCGAAGGTCGTAGCGATGATTCTGTACGCACTCAAGAAGATTCAGACGGTGTGTTTTGACGTGGAGACCAAGGCCGTGTGGACCGTGCCGGAAGATTTTCGGGCATGGAATAATGGATTGAAGACGTTGTGGGTGGATGCGCGGTGCGAAACGATGTTAGAGGGTGGTGGGCCGAATTTTGCGCGGTGGATCAGTAATCGTCAGGATGATGGGTGGACGATTGAGTGGCCAGTGGCCGACGGGAGTCTAGAGGAAATCAAGGCGCGCGCACAGGGCCTTGGACTACATCCTCGGCCTGCCGAGCTGGGCGCAAAGGTGAAAAAGGAGGATTGGGCAAAGGCACTTGGACGCGCTGAGGCTATTCAAAAATTGATAGCCAACTAAAGGTTTTCTCCTAGGTCTCAACTAGAAACCATGGAGCTCCGCCCGGCCGAAGCAGATGCTCTCAAGAGGGTCATCGAAGAGTGGAGAGTCCATGATGGGTGGGAGTTAGAGGCAGGCTTCAAGGGGAAGACTGTCGGTGAGACGACCACTTTCCTCTCTGTGGCTCAGCGCCTGGAGGCGAAGGGCTATCGCGCCATGCCCCAGGAGGACTATATGAATATTATCACGCCGGAGCAGGTGCGCTTTACCGTGACAGGGCTGGGCGACATTCAGCGCTACTGTCGGGAAGACAGCCTTGAGAATATCTCCTTCACGGCAATGATAAAGGACAGGGCGGGCGTGGAGAGCAATGTGGATTTGAAGGAGTACGACGTGCGTGTGAAGATTCGGCGGGAGATTGCTTTGGCCGAGAACGACCCCGTGGTGCTCCAGATGCTCGGGCGCTGGGAGAGTCAACGCAAGGCATTTCGCTTGATGCGCAGGTGGACGTTTATGGATGAGGCGAACGGGATTCGCTTTGACCTGAGCATGGTTCGCAGTTCGTTTACGGATGCGCGGGGGAGTTATCTGTGGCAGACGAGGTTTGGGGAGCGCGACA